GTTTGCTTATACCGACGGGAGTACTACCTCCTCGTTTTCCAGTGCCGGTCGACCTGAACACTATTGGTCCAGGACAGTTGCCAAAGTGGCCATTTCGTGACGACCTACAACTCCCCTTGCGTCAAGGAGAATTGCACACGGTCAGGGAGGCTCGGAGCACGACCAGACAAAGTCGCGATGATCTTCTGCACGAAACCGGCGGTCTCGTAAGCAGCGTCCCACCCCTTCTTCAAGTCCGCAACAGACCCACCGTGAACTCCGGGTCTGCGAGTCGTACTCTTGCCGATTTCCTACGGGAACTGCGGAGGACGCGGGTGAAGGATCACCGGGGCCACCTCTGCAGCAACGCGTTGTTCCGTCACCACCGAGGGATTCGCGACAGGCGTCATCTTCATCTGCTGGCCAAGAACAGTGTCCACAGGCCAACGGGTGAGGTGCTGTGCGCGCACGGTGTGCAAGAGATTCTGGGTCACCGGAGGCTGATCGAAGATGAACACGGTAGTGCTCATGCCCCGCGTCAGCTCATTGGAACCCGTCCAATTTGCAATGTGAGCGAAAAACGTGTCGGCGTTAATACTGCCGACATGCGTTTCGTAGTTTTCGTAATCCGGAGTGTCAACGACATGACATAACTTCTTCACACCCATTCCATGCATGGTTGTGATCTCCATGGTGTTGGGATGTCCGATGAGGGTGTCGAAGACTGTCTGCCACTCTGCTTGAGTCATGAGCGAAGGTGTGTTTGGGAACTTCAAGCGCTGGTCAAACACCCCGATGTACACGCGGCCTCCAAGATTGAGCTTGGATGTCGTGTTCACGGTGTGGAGTGAGATTTTCGAGCAACGCGAAGAAGTGGGCCCGCCCGCACCAAAGCCGGACGTCAAAGTTGGAACATCGAGGGTGACGAGGCCACCCACCCCAACAGCAGGCACTGAAGTGTTCACATTGCAAGCAACAGTCGAGGTGCCGGAGACACCAGAAACGAAGATTGCGCCGCGATTATTCAGTGGGTTAGTGGCCAAACGAACCAGCCCATCAACTGAGACCGCCTTCCCTGAAGGCAATATCGTGGGAGGTATGCCAGTCACTTCCGGATCGTAAATGCGAATGTAGGATCCATTAGGCCGACCGCGTGCACCGCGCGGCCTCGACTGCGGGGCGGCTGCACTTTTCTTCGGTGCTGCCTTGGCTTTCTGGGCCTGCCCCTTGCCGTTTCCTTTGCCCTGGGCCTGGTTGCTTTTACCCTGGGCCTGATTACCCTTACCCTTTCCGTTCCCAGTCATGGTCACCACTGAGAGAAAAAACCGAGACTATCTTTTTTCCAATTCGGTCCCGGCAAACAAAACACGTCTCAAGCGGGAGTCGCTTGCGCCAAATCGGCGCCGCCAGACAAAAACATGGCGGTGGTCAGAAAATAGACCGGGTGGCTGATAGGTTGTTTATATGTAAAGC